CAGGCTGGTGTTGAAGCTGGCGGCCTGGGTGACAAGCCCCTCCAGGTTTTCGCCGGTGCCCGACCCATAGAGGAGCTGGTTCTCCTCCTCGAGCCGAACTGCGTAGATGAGGCTCTCCCGGATGAAGCCCTCAAGCCCCGCAAAGTCCTCCAGGACCTGCCGGGTCGCGGGAATCCAGGTCGCGATCGTGCGGACCGCCACGGTGTCCGTGGTGAAGGTCACCGCATTCTCGTACTTCGCCGAGCCTTCCACCTGAGGCGAAGCCTTGGCGATGTCCGAGTTGACCTTCACGAAGTCGATCGCGTTGAAGGTGGTCGGAATGCTGGTCAGAAGGTCCCGAACGAAAAGACGCTTCCGCGGAGCGGGAACGATGCCCGGCGTACGGTCGAACAGGAGAACGCCCGACGTGGCATTCCCAACGGCGCTGCTGGTGATCGTGGTCTTGCGCTCGAAGGCCTCCCGGGGGATGGTGACCACGGCGGTGCCGCGCCGGTCCTTCATCACGCGCGCAACGGCGTCGCTCTCCCGCAGGTACGCACCGATGTCCTTATGGGTAGCCTGAGTGCTCTGAGGACGCTGCAGCTCGACCTGCAGCCTGTCGATGCGCCCCTCGATCTCGGGCAGTCGCCCGAGCTTTTGGGCCAGGTCCTTCAGCTGGCCGTCTTGGTAGTCGAGACGGCTGGCAGTGGAGGCGAAGAAGTTAGTGAGTTCGGATTTGAGTTCCGAGAGTGCTTCCATTTCAAACTCCTAAGGGTGGAGATAATCTCTTCAACCTCAGGAGTGGAAGCAGCTTCCGGCTCCTCGGTCCGTTGCTCTACTTGCTCGTCACCGGCTCCGGCCATTTCCGGAGTGGCGTTTTCGGCGTCTCCTGGACGCCGGAATACCATCTTAGCAGAAACCACCTGCGCTTCGGGCAGCGCCGGGAAGGTGACGAGCGACACCTCCCAGAGGCGCAGCTCGTTGATCTCCCTGATAAGGAGGTCCCCTTCCTCAACCCACGACACCTTGACGGGCGTGAATCCGATCGACAGCCCCTTGACCAGCCCCATCTTCACCTTGCGCAGCGCCGACTGCGCCAGCTGGTCCTGCATGTCGAGCGTGATATCCGCGATGATGCGCTTGCCCGTGTCAGTAACTTTCGCAACGCCAATCACTTGCGAGGGTTCGTGCTGCCAGAGAACGGGAACAGTCGGGTTCTCGCTGATCGTCTTCTTGAACGCGCCCTTCTTGATCCTGTCCCCCGCCATGTCGATGCTGTCGTACACCGAGGCGATGCCCTGAAGTGTCCCCTCTTGGCCCTCGCCCAGCATCTTCAGCTGCCCGATGAACCGGGTTTCGATGGACGAGGACTCCTGAAGGGGAGGGGCGTCCAGGTCCGCGTCGGCGTAGTGCGCAGCGAGGTGGCGGTACACCTCCCGTCTGTCCGAAGACGGGATCGCGGCCCCTCCACGAGCGCCGTTCAGCGCCGCGATGGCTGCGGCAACCCCTCTCAGGTTCGCGGCCCCAACCTCGCCGTTCTCCGAGACGTTGTGGTGCGGGAACTTGTACGAGGACTTGGCCTCGGGGTCCCCGTCGGGGTCGACCCAGGCGTGCATCTGTCGAAGCTGCTCCCTTGTGGGCGATTTCCCCAGCCTCTTCAGCGCGTCGGAAGCGCTCCACTCGCTGTCTTGGTCGACTTCCGTGTGGTGGACAGGAATTGCACTCATTGCGTACCTCCCCCGCCGATCTTCTGCAGGTTGAGCGGAACGTAATGCCCATCCCCGGCTGCGACGGGGTTCATGTCCTCTAAGTCTCGCACCTCATTGATTGAGTATACACCATTCTGGATGCCGATGCTGTAGCCCTTCATCCGGCTCTCGAAGTCCCCCCGCAAAAGGGCGGCCACGTTGTGCTTTGCGAAATACGTGCCCTTCTCGGCACCTGTCAGGAGCTGCCGATTGATGGCCTTTTCCCACCTGACCAGCCAACTCATAAGGGTGTGCTGTACGAACTCAATCGACAAGTGCTCGATGTTCGAAAAGGTTGCGCGCGAAAGGTCGCCCACGAGGTGCGGCGAGATCCTGAACCAACGGCAGATCTCGGGGATCGAGAACTCCCTCGACGCCAGGAACTGCGCGTCCTCTAGCGACATCCCGATCTCGTGGTACTCGATGTCGCCCTCAAGGATCATGGTGCGGTGGAAGGCATCGGGGCTTGAGTAGGACTGCTCATGTCTCTGCCGGAACTGCTCGAACTCCTGGTCGTTCTTGAACCTCGTGGGCTTCCTCAGGTAGTACGGCCTCCGCCCACCGGAGGCAAAGAAGCGCGACGCGTACTCTTCCTGGATCTGGGCCAGCGCGATCGTGTTGCGGGCCATCGTCACCACCGAGTACCCGCGCACCCCGTCGAATCCGAGTCCAGCGAGGTGGAAGATCTGGTCCGGCGTGTAAGTGATGTCCCCGTTGCTGGTGTGGTGGATGTACCGAACCTTGCGCGGCTCATCCTCCCGGATCTCCACGGTCTTTGGGTCGAGGGGCCACAAACCGATGGTGACGCCATCCGGGCGGGTCACCTTGGTGGCGAAAGCGTTGCCCCACAGCAGACAGTGCGACGTCAGTGTCTCCCGAAACTGGAAGTCCGACATCTGCGGGTTGGGCTCATCGTGGAGGACCTTATACAAAGGATGGTCGACCGCGATTTCCTTGCCTGCGGGCGTCCTCCTCAGCAGGTGGAGCGGCAAGCTTGCCACCGTCTCTGCGATGATTCTCTGGCACGCCCAGACGACCGAGTTCTGTAAGGCGATGTCCTCATTCATGATGCGCCCGGTGGTGGTCGTGCTGCCACCGAGCACCTTGACGCCAATGTTTGGATATTTCCGGTAAAACTGCTCCTCGATGAGGCTAAAGAGCGCCTTTGCGAGCGGAGCCGCGGCCCTTCTGGCGATTCGCTTGATTGCTTCCCTGGTCTCCATCGCTAGACGATCCTGATGTTCGCGCCCTGATCCCCCTCAACGATCATAGCACGGGCAATCGCGTTGATGGTAGCAGAGATGCCATCGATTCGGGAGCTGTCGCGCTCCCGGTCGGGCTTTGCGGGCCGCACCAGGTCGTTGCCGTCGGTCTTCAGTGTGAGACATGAGGCGTTCCACCGAAGTATCGGGTGCCCTCCGTGCGCAAGCTTCTGCGTCGCCACCAGGTGCAGAAGCTTCTTGGTGGCCTCCGACGTACCGGTGAAGGTCTGCCTGATCTCGATGCACGGCACCCCCTCTTCCACAAGCTGCACCGACATCTCGCGGGTGTTGTAGGGGTCGAGGCACACCTCCCTGAGGTCGCAGTTGTTCCGGATCCAGAGGATCCTCTCTTTGATCCCTCGCGGGTCGATGGCGTTCCCGGGGCAGGTCTCCAGGTACCCCTCCCGGGCCCAGGATGAGTACGGCATGCCGTCCCGGAGTTCGCGCTTCCGGATTCCCTCGTCGGGGAGCCAGAAGAACGGGACGACGTAGTACTTGTCGCCTTCCAGGAACACAGCTGCCACTGCCGACAGGTCCGTCGTCATCGAGAGATCGACGCCCACCCAGCAGGGCAGGTGCCTGAAATTCTCGATCAGCGCCTGAGCATCGGGCCACCCGGCGCAACGGAAATCGCCGAGGCACGCATCCCATTGCGCCATGTCGATGACACGGTCGTCCCTCTGGTCCCAGATGTTCAGGTAGTACCGGCGGAACGCCCTGGCTTCTTCAGGGTTCGTTGTGGCCGCGATGTAAGCCTCGCGGATCTTCTCCAGGTCCAAGAACCCGCCGCGCTGTTTGAGCGAGGGGTTCGCCTGAATCCACGTCTCCTCGCTTTCCCAATTCGCGCCTTGCGGCGCGGCGTAGATCCGCCCGTAGAAGTGCGGGTCGTTGATCACGCCCGCGGCCTGCTTCTCTGTCTTCTCGTGGTACCTCCAGGCCAAAGGGGAGTCGTCCCGCGTCCCGGCGGTCGTCAGGGCAACGACAAGGGTCTCCCTGCGCGCGATGCCGCCGAGCGACAGAACGTCCCAGTTTTCCATCTGCTTGCGCGTGCGCCACCTGTGCAACTCATCGGCTATCACGCAAGACGGGTTCACGCCGTCAGTGAGGTCGCCGTCCGCCGCCACTGCGGCGATGAACGAGTCTGGATCGGACCGCTTCAGGATGCGGTTTGTCGACCGCAACACCCTGAGCATGTTCCTGAGGTGAGGCGATTGCTCGATCATCTTGCAGCACGCCCGGAACACGTTCTGGGTTTGACGCAGTCCCGCCGCCGCGATGTACACCTGCGCCCCTGGGTTGGGATCCAGGACGAGCGACATCAGCGCAAGGCCTGCGGCCCACTCTGTCTTGCCTGTTTTCTTGGGGATCTCGATGTAGACCTGGCGGATCAATCGCCGCCCGTTCTCGTCTGTCTGGAAAATCGCGGTCGTGGCCTCGCGCTGCCAAGGCGTCAACCTGAACGGCTTACCGTACCACTCGTCCGATGTGTGTCGCAGCACACGCTCGAAAAAGTTGATTGCCAGTTTTGCGCGATCCACATCACTGTACCATCTCCTCGTCCCTCATGAGGAGATCCATCAATCCCATGGTATCACTTCCGCTCGACCCGATCTGCACACGGGACCGGGGGCCGGGCAACATGCCGAAATCCTGAAGCAGTTTTCGCTGCATTTCCCTCGCCTTGTCCCTCATGGGTATGGCGGGGTTCTGGTGGATTCGGCCAGTAGTCTGGTCCTTGACGATGTAGCCAACCCGCCGGATGTACTCATCCAGCTTCTCCAGCTCGATCGTGACGTTTACCAGCATCCACAGGGCGTCCAGGTCCAGGTGAGTTAGGATTTTCGCCTCAGCGAGCTTGCGCGCGAAGTGCCGCCACTTCTCGCGCTGCTCAAGCGTGGCGTCCTTCGGGCATCTGGCCACCGCCCGCGCCGGAGTCAGCGCCTCCGGGCGCGGCTCAAGCTCGTTGAATGCACGCTTGGACGGATTCCCCTCAAGTTTTCGGATGACGGTGGGTTTAGGGCTCGGGCCCCTCATTGGCTCTCCATCAGGGTTTTCCTGGAATGGCAGCTCGCGCATAGCGGCTGCAGGTTGTCTTCCTTCCAGAACAGCTCCGGATCCCCGCGGTGCGGGACGATGTGGTCCACGACCGTCGCAGGAACCGGGATGCGGTGCAGCTTGAACGGATCCGCGCACACAGGGTTGTTCCGGAGATAGACGGCGCGGAAGACGCCCCAGCGATAGCCGTAGCCTCTCTTCGAGGCGCTGGGGCGATCGTCGCGCCGTCTAACCCGTTGCTGAACCGGCAGGTACACCTACCATTCTATCAGGAGATCTACCTGCCGTCGATGATCCTGTTCAGGTATTCCTTCACGTCCCAGATCCGCTCGTACGGGCGGTTCGCCCATCGCCAGCCGGTCCACTTGCGCCACGGCGAGTTCTTGCCATACCACTCGATACCAGAACCGTAGCCGACGCCTGCGCCGTGCACGTGGGCCAGGACTCGCGCGCACGGGCCGTCCCAGCCAGGGACGCGCCGCAGGACGGTCTCGTACTCCCAGACCGTAGCGAAACGCACCTGCTTGTGGTCGATGATCTGGTTGATCCGCGCGGACGCGATGGTAAGCGCCATGCCCAGGACAGTAGATTCCCTGGGAGGCTCGATCGCCGGGAACCCGTACTCGTCGAGCCTCCCCAGAAAGATGCCGTCGTCGTCCACGACTATCGAAGCAGCGATCTTGTAGATCACGCCGCGGCCTCCCCGCCATCCTCCAGCCTGGCCCTGAGTTTCCCGGCGTTCCGGACATAGACGGACCGTCCGGTCCTCAGGTTCCTGGCGTACCAGCCGCCACGTTCCGCCACTGCTTCGATGCGGATCGGCACGATCCGGCGCGAAATGCGGCATGCGTAGACCTTGCCGATCTCAACCTCGGTTTTCCGCACCGCCGTCCTCCTCGCCGTTCGGCATGCCTACGATCTTCCGCGCGTTTTCGATGGCCTTCTCGAGGCCGACCGCGTGGTTTTTGCCGCCGCAGACGCACCGGCACTTGGTCTCCGGCTTACCGTCGTAGCACCGGGCGTTGCAAACCCTGGTTCTGTGGCCGCTAGTTGACACGGACAGCACCACCATGGCCGAACTCCTTCTCGTACTCGATCTCGACGATGCGGATGGCAAGCTCCTCCGCCAGTTGCTCGATAAGTTTGACGATTTCCTGGTATGTCATCTCCTTTTCTCCTTTCTCTGCGGAAACCCGCGACCCGGGATGCTCCCGGGTTTCGCCCTCGTGGGCTCGTCAGGCGGGTAGCTTGAGCTTTCGGACGAGCCGAACTTTGCCGGCCAGCAAGGTGCCGTCCATCGGCAGCGTCGTGGCGTAGACGCGGCGGTCGAGGCGTCCCTCCTCCCAGAACTCGCGGATCGCCGCCGCGTCGCCGTAGAACGGCAGCCCGGCGAACAACGGCGAGATGTCTTCGGCCTCGACCTCCCAGACCTCGTTGTCCTGGCCCTTGAGGCTCGCCGCCAGGTAAAACGCCTCCTCCTTGTTGACGAAGACGAACAGCTTCGATTTCCCACGGCCCTGCGACCACTCGCGAGGGCGGTACTCGACCTGCCAGTCGATCGCTTTCACCAGGGCGGAGACGAGCATCCCGCCCATTCGCCGCACGACCTTGTACGCTCGCATATCGCCTCCCTTAGTAGCAGCATCCCTGGCAGAGGATGCCGGATCCGAAACCGCCGTCGGCGCAGTCCTTATGCAGTGGTGCGCCGCACCCGGAGCACTTGGTCCGGGCGGGTCTCCCGCACTCCACGCACAGGACGTCCTCGTCCTGGGACGCCTCGCGCGCGATCGAGCACAGCGAGATCGTCTCGCCGTCGCGGTCCTTCCCGGTCCACAGCACCTTGGCGATCTTCTCCTGTTTCGTGGTGCCGTCCTTGCGGCGGACGGTCACCGTCGATCCTTGCCTGGGGATTCCGGCATACCGGATCCCCCAAGAACCATCCTTCAACTTCGTGTATGTGGCCTCCATATGCCTCCTACGCCTCCATTATCGATCGCGGCCTCGCAATTGTCCAGAAAAATATCGCCTTAGCGTTGCCCTAGTCGTCCACCCCGCAGCATGCCTCAGCGAAGATGCGGCGGAGCGAATCGAGCAGGCTCGCCTCCGGCTGGCCGTGCTCCCGCAACTGGTAGATCAGGCGATGGCACATCTCGAGCGCCTGGAGACGCTCGCGCACGTGAGCGTACTGCGGCAACACGTCCGTCCAAGCCGCGAGGTCCGGGTCGAACGGCCACATATCGCCGCCACGGACGCAGCCGCAGTGCATCACGTGGTCCGTGATATACCGCGCCTCGGCGTCTGTCAGCGTAGCGAATCCGGTCTGCGCCAGGCCGGGACGCGGATTGTCCACCGGTACCGGGTCGTCAGGTTGCGTCATCTCCTTGATCAGCGCGGTGGAGGCCGGGCAGTCGGCGGCGTAGAGCCGCTCGACCTGCGCAGCCTTGCGCGCTGCCTCGATAGCGTCGACGATCATGCCGCTATTGTAGGCCTCCTCGGCGTCCTGGAGCGCCCGGTACACCTTCCAGGCGCACTCGCGCACCAGGAGCGCCTCGCAGACCGCGCTCTCCGCCAGAGCATCGCCGCCAAGCCTCTGGACGACGGCGTCCTTGGCCGTGCGGCGATTCGCGATCGCCGTGATCTCGTCCCAAGAGATCGCCTTGGTCGGCTCGATGGTCCTGGTGCCGTCCGAGACGTGCGTCTCGAACAGCCGGTACCAGCTGCCGGGCGATTCCGGCGTGATGGAACCGACGTACAGGTACCTCATGCGACACCTCCCGCCGGGAAGTCGCCAGCGTCGGCGTCGATGAACTCCACGACGCCGTCCGGGCCGAACACGAAGTAGTCGGAGCCGTCGTGCAGCCGTCCGATCCACTCCGAGAACCTGACGGTGTCCTCTGACCGTCCGTCCGGCGTCATCGGCAGGCCAGAGGCGAATACCGCGTCCTTCCACCTGCTGATGTCGATGCCGGGCCGGAACATGAAGATCGCGCGCTG